TTGGCTATGACCTGGAATTCAACGGGATTCTTACCGCTCTCAGCGGCTACCCCTGCATAAGCCAGGAAATTGCCTGCCGCGAGTGTTGCCAGTTCTGTTTGAATACTCATGATGCTGCTCCTGTTTCCATGCGGTACATAAAAGCGTCATTCAGAATTTTAAAGGTCTGAATGGCCTTCCAACCCACGGTCCAACGCTGGTCTAATGGGTCCGCGGTGCCGGCTGAACCTTTTTGCTTGGTAATCATCTCCATGGCGTGCCCGGAAAGCTCCACAACGGCATAAGCGTTGCGCCCGAACACTGGCTGCGCGTAAACGTCTTCCTGTGAGCTTGTTCCCTTGTGCCCGGATGTCGTGGTATTGCCGCCGCCTAGGAAGATCTTACAGAAGGTAGTCGAAACGAACCGGATGTCCTTGTACGATCCAACCTCACCCTCCATAACTTCCTGCTGCGATGGGTAATCCTTCACGGAAACAAAACCGGTCACGCCGCGCAGTGTGTAATACACTTCGGGGTGGGTTATGCACCAGTATGAAGGAAGAATTGCGGTCGTCCCTTCGGCTTGGCCCGGCTTGATAAGTTTGGTGAAGGGCTTGGCCAGGGCAATCTGTAGGGCTCTAATGACCTTGTCCATCATGATGGCGTTGATAAGACCGTCAACGTTCGTCCGGGTCGTACCAATCGCACCCACGCTGTCCTCAGCGCAAGCAACGGCGCTTCCCGCGACAACAACGTCACGGCAAACCTGGTCGATAGACTCTCCGCCCTGCTCGCCGAGTACGTCCGCGGCCTCGTTCAGCACTTCGTCGCGACTGGTAAACTCAAGCATGTCGGATCCGGTCACGAAATCGCCGTACTGCGCGAGGGTAGCCATGATGTCGGTCTTGCTGAGAGAAGTTCCCAGTGGGGTAATAGACTCAACCAGTGCTGTAGTCGTCGGGGTCAGCTTTTCCCAACGTCGGAAAATTACGTTTTTTGTACTCTTGGTTTTTAGGGGTCTGGACTGTCCAAACTTGGCATGAACTAGAAGGGGTTGCGCCCGTTCCAGCAATTTTCGATCATAGTAAGCCTGATCGGTGGCTTCCATTGTGGCGTATAAAGTCGTCGGCATTGCAAAAACCCTCTTTCGGTTTGCAGTGCCAAGGGGTACGCTATCGCGTGTGCTTGGAGAATTTTAAGAACGCCGTTAAGGGGAGTTGGCAGGACGCCAAGCGCCAAACGGCGGGATATGTTAGGCTCTACGGCCTGTGTTCTGTGCTTCCAGTTTGGCAAACTCCGCACTGGACATGTTTCTAATCTGCTCAGGGGTAAGTTTCGAGCTAGTTGCGCCATCTCTGCGCCCGCCTAGCCTTACCGCTTCCTTGGAAACCTCGTTGATCCGCTGCCCCATTTCGTGACGCGCCTTCCCTGCAAATAACGCCCGCAATTTATCAATGCTTGGGTATTTCAAGAGGAAAGCCAGCGTATACATGGCCTGCCCGGGGTTCGGAAACTCCCTTATGATTTGCTTGACGGCAGGATTAGCCTCAAAAAACGGGATTAACTGCTCCTGCTCAAGTTCGTCAAACGACGGGATGCCCTTCTCGGGGTCTCCTGTCTCGTTTGCGCGTACGTTTTGCAGTGAAGCGCGCCAATTTGCTTCCTTCTCCCTCTCGGAGAGCATGCTTTCGACGCGCTTGAATACGTCCGGTACGCTTTTAACGTCGGCGTATGGGTCATTCTCAACTTTTGCCTGCTTAACCTCTGCCGGTTCATCGATTGTGCGCCGTGGTTGGGTTTTCTTAGCTCTATCGAGCTCGCCTCGAAGATACTTGTTGGTATCCCTGTGATATTCGAGACTTTGTTCCCATTCCGGGCCGTATCGCGTGACGCGCCAGTCGCTAGGCACGGCCGGCTGCTCAACTTCCCCGGTTTCTACCTCACTACCGCCGCCCGTATCGGGCTCGGTGATAGATCCTACTGATTCGCTTGTATCAAGCTCGCTCTCATTGCCAATTTCTCCCCGTTCTCCGAGGGAAACTAGAAACGTGAGCAGTAATTTGAATAGTTTCAGCATATCGCTCAATCCTTTGTACATTTTATAGGCCTAATTGACACTAAAATCAACGCTAATAGTCGTAATCCCCTATGTGTCGAACGTCTATCGTCGGGTCGCACCAAGTTTCCGCGCCGCTCAATCCCGCAACGTGACAGAAGTATATGTCCTCCCCCGGACCTGGGTATTCCGCTTTAAACCATGGCGGCTCCATCTTGACCTTGCTCAAGTCGATCAACATTAGCCCGGTTCCTACGGCAATGCGCTTGCCATCTATCTCCTGGAACATCTCTCCGGGTATCTCACCGTTTTTAGCAAGGCGATAACGCCCGGTTTCCTCCATGACATGAATGGTTGGGGTCTTTGGAAACTGTTTCTTGAATGAAAGCACGCCGACAATGGCCTTATCATGGGCAAGTAGCCTGCTTATCGTGGTCTCCGGGAATTTCATGTCAGTATCGAGAAAAAACAAGTGAGTAGAACCGCGTGCCTTTGCCGTCTCAACGATGTGGTTACGTGACCAATGCACGAGCGATCCCCCGTGAGCAATAACACAATCCATCGTATCTGGTGGCAGTGTGTTAATTGCCGTGATGAGTGAAATCATCGTTGTCATTTTGATGGTGTCTTGACAGGGGATACCCACGGCAAGCCTAATCTCCTTGACTTTAGCCTCGGTCGTACTTATTGGTTGTTCCATGATGTCCTTTAGAGAATATGTATCTTTGCCAATCTCCGCTGAGCCCCTGATTGTTGGCCGGGTTCCCTCGAAGTGGCTTCTTGATAACTGTCACCGAATTTCGTCAGAAGATTTCTACAATCAAGCACTATCGGAAGACGATTTAAAAAGGCTGTATCCATGAAAACTTTAATCCTCCTGGCTGTTCTGCTCTCCGGTTGTACCCTGCCGCAAGTGATCTATGTAGACGGCGGTTATCGTGATTATGACCGTCCCATCGCGGGTTATTCGTTCCCGCTGGTGAATCCACTGCCTCAGCATGGTAGTTCTATGTCGTTCATGTGCAGAAATGCTTTGAATCAAGGTGACTCGGGTGCCGCGTTTATCTTCTGCTAGCCCTTCGGCAGTATCGACGCGGCGAACGATTCGATTTGCTTTTTCTGCGCCTGCAAATCCTCGATTTCTTTTACCAATTTTATCTTCTGTGTCCTTAGATCGGCGCACACACCTTCAAGCGTAAATATGCGGGCCTCGTGCTTGGTCTCTGATTCCTTGTAGTCGTCGCGCTGCGCCTGCTGTGCGCGAACCACCATTGACTTGACGTTGGCCAACTCTTCGCGTGCCGTGGTCAACTCAGTGGCTATGCTCAACACTTCCGCCCTGGACGATTGGCGGAATGTCTCAACCTCGGCTTCAATCCTGGCCCGCTCACCTACGGCAGTCTTACTTGCAGCCTCGGCCTCCCGCGCCGTCAAAGCGGCAACTACGAGATTACCAATCGCAGTAAACTCGGTGCCTAGTTTTTCTTCCCTGGCCTTAAGTGTCGCTATCGCTTCATCAAGATTCATTTTTTCTCCTTCAATTCCAATCATCATTGAATACCTCCGGGTGGTTTGCCGGGTGGCAGTTGCGCCTGTGCCATTTGGCCGGCTATCTGCCCTCGCGCCATTTCTATCTGCTGCTTGATTCGCGCCTTGGAGGATTCCGGCAAGTCGGAACCATCTACGATCAAATCAGCCGGAATTATTTCCACGCCGTTTTGATTGAACTGTTTGGCGAGTTCTACTAATTGCTCGTTCTGCTCTTGCCTGATCGTTACGGATTGGGGCGAACGGTCAACCACGTAATCGTACTCGGCCTTGAGGCACCGATCCACAATTTGGTAAAGTTTATCACCGTTTTCTTGGGTCGTATTTGGGTTAGTAAGTTGAGTGAATATCTTCGCCGCGGTATCCTCCGGATCGCGTACCGCCCGCGCTCCAAGAATTCTAACGATTCTCTCCTGCGTGTAACACTTCTGAACATTAGCAATAATCTGA